AACTAATGCTCCATTTTCAAACCTGCTACAAAAGGCTGTTCTTGTGCCATCTTCTTTGTTCATTGCAGCAAAGTTAAATCCTCGATATGCATTGCTAGGACGACCTGTCATTGTATAATAATTATACTGCGAATAAACTCGATTATCTTTAATTAATGCTGGCATTCTAAACGTATCATTAACTTGTAGGCCTGCACTTTCTATTTCTGCAAACGTTTCTGGGTATATTGAATTAAACTGTAAATATGATTGAGTTTGTTCTGCGTTTATACACATTGGCCAAGCATAGTGTCGTATTTTTTGACACATTTCTAAATGTTTTTGCAATGGCACAATTCCATTAACATGATTTAAATTTTGATGTCGTCTCCAATAAAATTGATGCGTTGCTGTTGGATAATGTCCTTCATCATATGCTTCATTATATGTGTACCACCATAATGCCTTTACATCTAATACAGCCCGGTTACCTCCTATTTGAAGCCACTGCTTCTTGTCATGAACAAAGATATTCTCCAATTCTAAAAAAGCACTTACATGTTCAGGAAAGCCGCTTATCTGTTCAGTATGACGAATCGGAATCAATCTTTCTATATCCTCTTCTGTATAAATGTATATTGCACAAAGTGAATTGATTGATGCATGCAGTGTTGGGCTAGAAAATATTGGCACTAACAAGGCTTTGCAATTTTGCAAATATTTAAGTGTTGCCGCAATATCTTCTATACTATCCACTATCATTATGGATATAATAAGAAAAATTTATCAGTAATCCAATCTGCTAGTTGTTTATATCTTTTGGTACAGTATATTCAGTATCTGTATAAAATTGTAATGGATCTGTTAAATATGTTGCAATTTCAGGAATAGTTTTTGCAGCTAGCTTTATTTGTCGCAGGTTTAATGTTGCTACGCCTAAAACTGTTATCCCAGATATTATGTCATGTATAGGGCCGGTAATATACCATGCAATTTCTATTGCTATATATAATTTTTTATCAATCTTATCAGATTTCCATGAATCAAATTGTTGTTTATTAATTTCAATTATTGCATTATCATTTCTTTTTTTTATAAAAAATCTTTGCAATAACCCACGCCTGTAATCATTAACTGTTGCTACAACATTATGTGCTGTAGGACTTGTTCGTGACAATTGAATTTCTGGTTTTAATTTTAAATATGGCATGTTTTTATTAGATATAGTGGTATCAATATATGGTATCAATATTACTGATATACCTGGTTGCCATTGCGCCCTAGTATAAACTTCGCCTGTTAAATATTTATGATATACACCAATATATTCTACATTATTAGCAGTCATCCATTGTTTACCGGCAGTATATAAATCTGTTGTTATTTCAGATGCTGGATAATATGTTTTAAATCTTCCCATAATTAATTGATACTTGGCCTCATTATACATCTAACTGCCGTAGTCCATTCTCCAGCATTTGTAACAGTATGTGTTATACTTATAACACTAAATACGGTATTGACACGATATTTTGTTGGTAATGCTTCAAATGTTAATACATCTCCATAACGAAGTCCATTGATACCATCAATTGTAAATTCTGCAGTAAACGGAAATATTGGAGCAGTTATTTGTTGTGATTTTTGTATGCTATCCGTTGGCAGTTTTATATAATTAGATAATGCTATATATAACGCTGTAACATGTGTTGTATCCTTTGTATCAAAACTATATGGCAATTGGCCATTTGTTAATTTTGCATTAGTAAGATTAGTAAGTATTTCTTGATGTCGTAATTTGTACAATTTTATAGCTTCATTTATTGCAGCTGGATTTTTTGAATTATACATGAAATTCATATATGGTGCTATTTGATCATTTGTTATCTTGTCGCCGGAATTTAATACATATGATAAATTTTTAACAGAGTCAGGTAATGTTGCACTAAATTTAAAATCTCGTACTACACTGCCATGTTTATGATTTGCAAACATTGGTATAGAATATGCTTCTATCTTTTTTTCGGATGCGTCTAAACTGTTTGATTTTAAAAATAAAGTATCTGCAAAAAGTAACCGGCCTAAATTAGTTTTGTCAGATACTAATTTTAAATTAATTGCACCTCCAGAAGCATATGATATAGCATTACTAATTGCTGATAGAAATGCAGAAATTGTAAATGTTTTTAAATTTTTTTGTCCTAGCAAACTAGCAATTTGATTAATTTTCTTTAAATTAATAAAAATTCTAGATGGACAAATGACTTTAGTTGTATCTGTCAATGTTTCAGTTACTCCTGGCCAGGCTGTTTCTGCTGTTGTTTCTAACGTTGTTTTATACGTAACACTTTTACTATAATAACCCAAATTACCGTGCCAATTCATTCCAGGAGATGTTGCTGGATCTTTCGGTAAAAATAAAATTTCATGTGGTATACATGATGTTAAATATGGATAATAATTGCTATATTGTTGTGCATCTGTATGTATTATTCCTACAGGTTTTGGGTCATTAGGATTTTGTTCATATTTAGTAACTATTTGATCATTTATAAATTGAATTAACGCACCTAAAGTAATATATCGTTCATATGTATTAATTGGTTCTAGTGGGCCTACAACCGGCGCAAAAGGGCCTACTGGTGGTAGTGGTGCCGCATCATACATTCTTCCGGTTAAAATATATTGATCAGTTTGTTCTGTAACAGGTTTGCCCGGGCTATAAAATTTTGTTAATATATTGTGTTCACCTATTTTAGTTGCTAATGAATGCCTAGTTTCATATGCTTTTGTAATTGTATCAAATTGTTGTGATAATGATGTAAAGAATGAATTTGATCCGGTAGCTTCTGGTTCAATTTTCGTTGTTGTAACCGTTTTGCCGGTAGCATCAATGCTAGAGGATGGCGCAAAATTATTTGTTCCTAATGCAGGGTCTGTATTTATTTTGCCTGCAGTTTCACTTTCTGGTTTTTTGCTTGAATCAGGTAAATACATGGAAATATCAGCATAAACATTGCTAGTTCCAGTTAATTGTATTGTAGCTTCAACACTAGCATCAGTTGTATATGAAAATTCAAACGATGTTATTAATCCTTCAAACGTAAATATATTCATTCTACGAATTTCAGCTTGTAGTTTATTTGCATCAATTCCTGGATATAATTTACGTAATTTTTCAATATTAGGAGCAGTTGTTTCTAACAATAATCCAGATCTTCCCGTATCATCTTTGTTTATAATTGCAGATTCAGGATGAACAATATCTAATTTAACAAATCGCCCGGGGTGAAACCAAGTATTTTCAATGGCATCTAGATCTCGTTCGGGATTCGGTACCACAAATGATATAGTTGCTTTATTTAATAGTCCCATTGAATGGTCGCCAATAGTAACATCAATACTAGTTAAATATGGTCCAACTCGTTTAGAACTGTCTGTATATGGATCTAATTTTTTTGTATATGCTTCTCCTAATTGTGGAGTTAATTTGCCTTGATTAGCTGCCTTAAAGTCAGCCTCGTCTGCCGTTTTATAAAAATTAATTTCAGTACGTTCCAATTGTCTTGTTGTTAAATATCCATCCGGGCCGCTTGGCAGATAACGACTAGTTGTTGTTGTTGATCCACCTAAAATTCCAAACTCTGCATTGATTACGGGTTTAGATGATGAGCCGGATCCTTCATATGCTGTGCATTGTACATTGGCTATTTTTCCTAACATGAAATTCAACGACTTGTTAGTACGATCTTGCATTCCGGCTTTGCCGCGGGCGTTTAATTCGTTTTGCAGATTTGCGTCTACGTTGTCATAAAATATATTCATCTAGAATTATTTGTATTGTTAATTAACGTTTGTATATCGCTTATGCTAGGTATTCGTAACATGGTATTTTTTGGTACTCGTATTGTTCCTTTACCAAGTCCGTTTGCAGCTGCAATAACATACCATAATGTAGGCGTGCCATAAAATGTAACTGCAAGTTTATCAAGACGATCGGCTGATGTTATTTGTATGAATAAATCGTCAGCCGACTGTGGAGGTGTTGGAATTATTATACTAGTTAGTTTTCTAGTTTCAGATGAATCTGTAATTACTCGTGAAGTTGCATATCTACTCATGGTTTATTTTCTTATCCGATGTTTATAGTTGGAATTGTGCTAGCTATATTTTTTAGCTCATCATTTGATAAAACTTGTACGGTTTGTGGCGTACTGGTGCTAGCTTTAGTACCCGGGCCACCACCAATATTCACTTCAGGAACAAATGGTGCACTATACGTGTCAGATAACCAATTATCATTGCCTTCTAATGGCGTACTATTTTCATTAAATTGTTTTGCTAATGTATAGAAACGACCACCTTTTCTAGGTAAATAATCACTAACCATATTAAATGAACATTGAACTCCAATTTTTAATGGAACTTGCATCATATCAGGATCATTTTCTAGATTAATTTCCCATGGGGCATCAAATGCAAACGTATATGATAGTGATGTTAATACAACCGGTTGTTGATGATATAGATCACCTATAGTTAATCGCATCCATGGCGCTTCCATTACAATTGATTTTGGATTATATGTTGGTGCAGTATATCCTGCTAAGGCATTAAGTTTTCTATATATAGGTTTAACTTCATCTCGATCTGTTGCATATATATCAAAACTTAAACTTACATCTCTAGAAAATCCACTATAATGATAATTTGGGTCTGCTCTGCCTATCATGTTAATAGGAGTCCAGTTTGCTGTATATGAATCTGATAATGCAGTAATTGCTGCACGAAAAACAATGATATCGTCTTCAGCTTTATCATTAATATTACCATTATACAATGCAGGTCCAGTCAAAAAGAATTTTATAAAATCTTGAGTAATATTTAATTTGTTACTCAAGTTATCAGCTAATTTTTCTAGTTTGTTTCCGGATCTAGGTTTCCATAAATATGCGCCGGATAATTTACGTTTACCAAAATCAATAACATTGACTTTGTCACCTCTAAATGCTGTTATTTGAGCTAATGCATTTATATTAGAAACATAACCACCCGTTGATGCTTTTCCGCCTTCTATGGCCTTAGTCCTTTTCCAACGTGTTGCAACATGACTCATTGCTGTAAAATCTTTGCGATTTGCATATGGATTGTCATGGTCGCCCCAACCAAATCCGGTTGCGCTGGCGCCATCTAAATTAAAAATAGTGTATGCACCAACAGGTGATATTGCGGCTGCTGCATATGCAACACTCTTCCAACTGCCGCGCAACCCAGAGGCCGTACCGTCTATTCTACGACTTGTAGCAGCTGCTACCAATTGAGATGGTTTTTCAAATAATCCGGAGTTTTTATAAGATTCAGAGTCTGTTAATGATTTGCTATTAACACTGCCTTGAATTGGTATTACACTTCTAAAATCTGCATATTTCAGGCCTGGTATTGGTCTCAATAATCGTTCCATGGGCAATGTAACATATGTGCTAGACAATGAATCATTTGCATATCGCCCAATAAATGATTGCCCTATTTGTGCAACTTGTGGAATACCTGTTTGACTGCCAACAATATTTGCAGCTACTCCAAGTAATTTGGCTGCTGTACTTGCTAAAGAAACATTGGTATTTGAATTAGAATCAGATCTAATAATATTGATGCTAGATGCCGCGCGCACGTTTTCCGGAAATATGGTTACGTTTGCTGGAATTGATAGATTTAATGTGCCGGTAGCAATTTCGAGTCCTCGAATTGTAGTAGCAGCTCCAAATTGCGATGGTTTTAAACCATTGGTTGGGTTTATAAATATCGGGTTTGGTAATATATCATATGGAGCCGTAAATTGTGATGACGCTGCGGTAGTTGGATTTGTAGACATAATTATCCTTAAGTTTGATAAGTTGAATCGTTCATGGTTGTTGCTGCAAATAAATTGCTACCTTTAGAGTTAATTGCAGCAACAATCATACGTGCCATGGCCATTATGCCGGCATCGGTAGCTGCTCCAACTACTGGTGCTGCTCCGGTAATCATTCCGGTGCTATTATTTGTAGGCTCTTGTGTAGATGCTACAATATAATCGTTATTCTTAAATGCAATATCGGGCTGTAACGTATCTTCTGGAAATGTTAATATGCGACTGCCATACCCTGCAGGAATGACAGCGTCACCACCGGTGGTGATTGGCTTAGCGCTGGTGGCTTCAGACTCATATTCGTCCATCTTCCCGACCGGGATTTGTGTGACAATCTTCCCGGCATTTTTTATCATGCCAGTTACATATTCATTGCCGCCGGCACCTTTCATATCAGCCTCTGTAAAATCAAGCAATGCCGTTTTAAATTCGCCAAGGCCGGCATCAGTAAGGGCTTCTCGCTGTTTTTTAACGTTGTCTGATTGTGTTGTAGTTAACATTGCAGATAATGTTGCTAAAGATTCAACGGCTACATTTAACTGTTGTTTCATTATATCATCAGTTGTTCTTGTATCATTTGATTCGGATATTTTATCAAATGTATCTTGCGTCATTTCACCGTTTTTTAGCATCTGTTGTGCTGTTTTTTGTAATTCGGTGCCATTTAGATTCATAAGTATGTTCAAGTTTGGTTGAGAACTTAACAACTTTTTCTTTTGCAATGCTCTAGAAAGAGATGCTTCATCCATTCCCATCAAGTCGGCCATTTGTTTACGTGCAAATAGGTTGTCTTCTAATACATCGCCTTCTTGTTCTAGAATTGTATTTAATACAGATGCAGCATCACTCATATTACCACGTAATGTTGCTTCGCGATATGCATTTGTTAAACTTTTACCTTGTAATTCAGCTGATGCTTTTGAATCGCCAACCAATCTGCGGCCTGATAATAGTTGGTATTCTAATTCTTGTCCAATGCTGCTTTCTATGTCTAATAGATGATTTCCTGACTCAGCTAAATCATCTAATTCAAATCCCAATGTTTTTGCTTTAAAGGTAGCCATTTCTAAATTTCCGGGAATTTTACCAAACTGCAATTGAGTAGTTTCGCTAGCTTCTGCAATCCCTTCAATAGCCATTTTCATGTAACCCATTGTGCCGTCTGTGTCTTCTAGAGTGTCTGCTAAAGCGGCAGCAAACGCCAACGTTGTATCAGCATTTTCACCATTTTTTGATGCATATAAAGTATATTTTGCAGTAGATTCTTCCGATAATCCTAAATTAGTAGTTAATACATGTTGAATACGTTGCAATGACTTATAAGTTTTGTCATTTTCTTTACCTTGTTGTTGAAAAGTTGGCAACAATTTTTTTATGCTATTAGCATATCCAATAGCTTGTGCGCCGGCGAATCCATGTGCTTTAGCTAATGTGTGTATTGTTTGCGATACTAGTGCAGCGCTTTTTGAAGTTATTCCAAATGTTTTATTAAGATCTTTGTTTCGAGCTTCAAAAACTAGTGATTTAGCAGCTAGTCCTATATATGTATCACTTAATTTTTCGTTAAACCCAATTTGTGTACTTAGTCCACGATTTAATAGCATGGTTTCGTCTGCCAACTTTTTCATACCACCCACGCTGGCAACTAAAGAATTGCGCATTTTGGTGCCAGCGTCTAACATTTGACCGGTATTTGTTATCATACCGTTAATTGTTGTTGTAAGATCTGCTAATGTAGGGTAAGCCATATCACATACTTTTTATATAAATATTTACCTAGGTGATTTTGTTGGTGTGCGAGATTTTTGTTTTTGCTGTTGTTTAGCTCGATCAATTCGTTCTTGTATTATTGCATTAACTCGCTTAATATAAAACTTGCGTAGAAAAATAGGCATATTATATATGGTATCCCAGTCCCATCGACCTTCGCCATGCCATAATAAATTGAATATGTTTTCGTGTAATTGTACTCTATCTTGTGGACTAAAACCAAAAAATGTCTGATCCAATTTGAAACCTAGATTTGAAGGTGCCTCCATCTTCACCTTCGAAGTCATACTCATAATTAATACCGGGAGCATTTTTTACATAAAATGTACGGAATTCTTTAGCATCACGCGCTAAAAATTCATAGCGTATAAAATGTTCAATGTCTGACTCAGCACGTGTTGTTCCGACTTGTCGAATAAGTTGTTTTAATATTTGTGAAATTGTTGCATTTTCTTGCATTTTAGAATTATATGCAAATTTTAAAGTAATATCATCATTTACCTTGTAATCAAATTCTCCGTTTTTATCAGGAACTAGATCAAATGGTTTTTGAGCTAATTTACTTAAATCTACAACACGTTCTAAAACGGTCTTTGTTTTTGGATCTTCTACTGTTACTGGATAATCTGATCCGTATGATAAAATCCTAGAATAAACAATTAACATGTCTCGGTCTAATGGTGCAATATCTTTTGCTTTAATTGGAGATATTAATACAGCATCTATTAATTTATCAAAAAGTATTCCATTTTGTAAATAGGATGCATTAGTTATTATATCTTCATCAAATGCCGTCATGTACCGCATTTCTACTTTTCCATCACGTAGTATGCTGTCTTCCGGGTAAATTAATCCTTTGCTAGGTAAATCTATTACAATGCTAGGTAATTTGCTTCGTTGCGTGTTTTCGTACTGCTGTCGCGCAGTTTCAATAACGTTTTGATTTGGTAATCGTGTAGTTAATTTGTTGTTACTCATTTTTGCCTTTATAACTAAATTATAAAAGGAGCCAAAGTCGACTCCTTTTTATTTGTATTGTTTTATTAGAAGTTTAAGAATGCCCAATCATATCGGATTGTTAATTCAATTTCTTGTACAGCATCACTGCCCCAATCAAAAGTTCCAAATGATGCGTCAGTGATAAATGCACCATTTAATGTCCATTCTTCAATAACTTCGCCTAATGGAGAAAGTTGGTGTAACTGTATTTGTTTTTTGTAGAATGATGAATATCCATCTCTACCTGTTGCTGATTCATGGTGTAGTCGTACCCATTCCATTACTGCTTGTGCTCCTGATGGAACAATTGCATCATACAATGTCATTGTAATTGTACTCCAGTCAGATTTCCCTTTAACATATCGTTTAATGTTAATCATATCCAATGCAACTTCGCCATTTGTAATTGTAGGTTTTCCAGATGCTTTTACTAGATATGATGGAATATCATTTACTTGCAATATAAAATGATGTTGACGTTTCGGTTCCCATGAAAATGCAGTGTCAAACATTTCATTTTGAGTTGCTGCGCTACTTAATAAATTTGGGTTGATGCTATCAGATAATGCCATAATATTAATCCTATTTTTTATATATAAATATCAACACAAAAAAAAAAGGTAGCATATTAACACTACCTTTTAATTATTATTTATTTTATTTGTTACTATTCCGGGAAAGCTGCACCCGTTGGTTGAATATTAAAGTCTAAAATAATAAATTCTGCGGTTCTTGTTGGTTGCATAAATATTTGACCATACATAATATTTTGATCTATTAAATCTGCAGTATTGTTTGTTCCATCCATAATAACTCTGAATGCATATAACCCTTGACGAGCTTTAATTTGTTCCATGTATGGATTAACAATATTCAAAAATTTGTTGCGTGTTGCTGATGTATTTTGTTCAAATACCAAATATTTGGTTGACGATGCAATAAATTTCTTAACTTCAATTAATAATCTTCTTACATTGATTCTATCTAATGCGCTTGGTCGAGCTTGCAATGTTTTTTGTCCAAAAACAACAACGCCTTCATTAACAAAATTTGCAATCGGATTAACACGTGCTAAATACAATGTATCGCGGTCATTTTGAGTTAAATGCTTATATGTATCTGAAACTGTTTCCATTGACCCTCTATTCAATCCTGCAGGTGCATACCACGGAGCTCCGTTGGCATCATTAAATGATAATACTCCTGGTATCATAACTGATGGTGGTACCCAAATTGGTTTGTTTGGACTTCTGCTTGGAATTTGTAGCCATGGCCAATAAACTGCACTATAATTACTGTCTAACGTTGTTATTTGATTTACAACCGCAGTTATGCTAGCCTCTAATGGATTTGAATCCATTACATAAAATGTATCTTGACGATTTGTTGCTAAAGATCTAGCAGCGCTAGTAACTGATGGGTGTAATGAATCAATAATTCCTGGCGTTACTAGCAAATTCATGTCATAGTAATCAGTATTGCTTAACAAGCTAAATGCCTTGTTATATGCAGCGGTTCCAGTTGATGTTGCACTAGTACAATTAAATCCAAATGTATTTGCTTCAGAAATATTTGCTCCAGAATATTTTTTTAGATTTGGTTTTGCTCCATCAAATCCTCCTTGGAATGGTACAATGAATTTTCTTGTTTCATTTTTAATCTTTGAAGAAAATGTAGAACTAGTTAATGCACCTTCTAAACTTCCGGAATATGGTGTTGCCGCCGGAAATCCTGCGCCTGCATCTTGTAATATGTTTCCTAAATAAAAATCAGAATTTGATCCAGTTGTTGAACCACTAGTTGGAACAGGAGCTATATAATTTAAATTGTTAACTACATCAAAATTAAATCCAAAATAAACTGATGAATTATATGTTCCTGAAACTTGTGTTGTTTGATATGTAATTGGTGCTAAATTAATTGATCCAGATACCATTGGTATTGGTGAATTCATTGCTCGAAAACCAAATGGTATTAATGATGCAGCATTAGTTGCATTTGATACTCCTGGATCTACTTCTACTCGTATAAATTTTGATATATTTGCATATTCTCCAGATATTATTAATTCATTTGAATCATTTATTGTTTGATATTTGTTACCAATTTTTCTAACAATATAATTTGGTGAATTTGGGTTTAGATTGCAATTTGTATATGATGATTCAGCAGGATCTGGAGTTGAATCTGTATCTGCAGAACTATATGGTGAGTCAGCAAACTTAAGTGCCTTAACTCTACGTACCGTTACTGTAAACGAACCATATCCATCCGGGTCTGATGTTTCAGCTGAAGTTTTTATATCCGAAATTCCTATTTTTACTTCATGATTTACAGATGTACCATGAGATAATGTATGAAATTTAAATAAATTTGTAGGAGATGAACCAATTTTTTGTGATGTAATCCATGGTGTTGATGCTGTCTGATAATCTTGTAAAAATTCATAATTGCTTATAAGATTCAATGACATTGTAACTAGTGCTATATCTGCAAAGTTTGCTGTAGCCGTTGGATTATCATATTGTACATATACTGGATAATTATTATTTAATGCAGATTTACCAAATACTGTTGAAATAGTATTGTTGTCTGTTGATGCAATAGATGCTGATATATTTGCTGTTTGAGTAAATGATCCATTAAACCCAATTGCTGTTGCATCAGCTCCTGCTACATATGCGCCACTAACCGTTAATGAAAATTTACCGGAAGTACCTGATGCTAATGACGAGGATGTAAATAATGATGTTGCGCCTTCACTAGTTACTGGTCTTGTTGGATGAAGTACATGTGTTACAATTTTAGTCGATGCCGATTCAGCAGTGATTGCTAATGCACCATTAGTTAAATAATACCCATCTTCATATAATAAACGTGTTACTGTAATTACATTGCCGTATTTTAAATAATCTTCTACAACGTGTGGAACATATGAATTTGGAGTATGATCTCCAAATATTTTAATAAAATCACTATATGATGTTATTTGTGTAGGTATAAGTGCCGGACCTTTTACGGTAGGACCTACAATTGCTGCGCCTATTTGCGCAATTCCACCTGCTAAAAACGATTGATCTATTTCATTCGTAAATACGCCTGGTGATACTATTCTTTCTGCCATTTAATTACTCCTATTATTTTTTATATAAATATGATAATATTATACCAAACCGGAGCTAAGTGTAAACGTTCCGTCTACAATATTAATTTGCCCTTCACCATATCGCTCTCGCATTTTTTCTAGTAATACAGATTCTTGATTTCTTAATGCTTCAAATTGTTCTAAACACTTGTTTTGTTCTTGTTTAACTAGTTCTGTTTGTCTGTTTAACAGGTGTAGTTCAATTGCAATATTGCCTAATGTATTTGAATTCTTTGCAAATTCTTCACGTAATTGTTGAATTTCTTCTAAATGTTCTTTGTCCAGTTTTTTGGTCATAGCTTGTTTCCTTTTTATTTTAATATATGTAATTTATGTTGATAATCCAAGTATTATTCAAGTGTATAAACATTAAACATTTGTAATATATTTATTTTCTATATTCCAAATCGTCCTCTTAGTGCGTTAAAGTTTTGGGTGATTTCTTGTGTTGTAAGTGCTCTGTTATATATTGAGACTTGTCCTATTCTTGCAGTAGCATACTCGCCAGCAGTGGGATCACCTCCAACATAAAATGGCATATTACTACTTAAAAGATCTGGTTGTTGACCATCTCGAAGTCCTACCTGTGTGCCATTTACATACATTTTCATATTAGCTGTTCCAGCTTGTGTCCCATCGTAAATCACACATATATTTTGCCAGACATTAAGGGTAAACAAATGGAATATTTCAGCAGGATACATCTCAAATTTTTGAGTGGTTAGTTTGTAAAACTTCAGAGGTGTGGTTCCTCTATATCCCATTAAAACATGACCGTCCCCATTTACAACAGGATAAGTCCAAATGCTCCATGTAAATGATGTAGATGCTGTTTGTTGTGGCGTTTGATATGTAAAACTAGTTCTTTGTGAACCGGCACTACCAAAACTAAAATATCCACCTCCTCCTGCAGAATACGTTGGGTTATTAACCAATGTTCCATTATTCCCATTAACAGTTACATCCCTCCAAGTAGTACCACTACCAGGATAACTTACAGTATTAGCAGCATCTAAGTTTAATACTAAACCATTAAATACCATTCCCCAATCAGTTGTACCAAATATACTACCAATTCTAGCTTTTGGTGTGCCGGCAATGCTAGAAATAACACTTACGTCTTTATTTAAAATTTGTATTCCCATATTATCCTAATGTTACCCAAGTTGGGTCTGGTGCAAAATAAATTGTGTTTGATAAAGTTGTTTTATATCCAACAACTCTTACAACATGGTTTGATGAAGCAGGTGGTGTTGATGTCATTAAACCAGATGAAGTAGCAGCATACACAATTGATCCTGTTGCTGTTGTGTATGAACTACTTGCTGCATATCCTCTAACTAATAATCCATTTGTTGTTGGTGATGTGCCTGTTGCAATTCCCAGCATACCCGTACTACTACCTGTTGAATTAGCATTTGCAAGTGACCATGTACCAGATGAGCTAAGAAAATACAATTGTCCCGTTGTTAGTGTGCCTGACCCAAATCTTACTATTTCACCATTAAATGCAGGTGATGTAGGTAGTGCAAATATTAATGAGCCGCTTATTATTAATGATCCGGAAACTGAAAGACTTCCGGTTACTCCTAACGAACCTGTAATTTGAGCTGATCCGGTAAATGGGAATGCTGCACCGCCTGCACTTGGTGCATATGAAGCACTTAATGCTTGTGTTGCATATGAAGCACTTAATGCAAAAATTTCTTTTCCTAGTATTGTTGTTGTACCTGCCATATTCTATCCTTATATTGTTATCCAATCATTTGATGGACGAAATTTCATTATCCAATAATCAGAATAAATACTACTTTGCTGGTATGCATGTCCTAACACTCTGACATATGCCCCATTATCTGTTGGAGCAGTTGTTGTCATAAGATTACCATAGCTGTTTTCAATATATATTGGTAGTCCATGGTCTAAACCATTAACTATTGGAGAATTATTGTAAGTACCTCCAGTTGACAGTACAGTAATTGTTCCCTCTAACAAAATAGGTCCGGGGTTCTGACCTAATAGAGTCGGAACTACAAGACAAATTCCTAACAATTTAGTACATTGGTCAGTTGCTTGTGTGACTGGATACCATACTCCGTTAGTATTTAAGTATACTAAATCATAACCTGTTACTGTATCATCTATATATCCCGTGATAACTTCACCTGCGTAGTTAGGTTCGCTGGTGGTAGCTTCTGGAGTATCTACAAATTGCACTTGGTCGTTCAAACTAATTTCTGATCTATAATAATAATTCGATGCAATAGTGAAGCCTTTATCGTATACATCCCAACTTAGGGCTGCGTCGCCGTGATCATCATTCAGGGTTCTATTCTCCCAATTAGCTGAATCAATAACAGTCGAATCCGTCAAAATTCTAGAGTCCCAATCTACAGAATTTGCTCCAGTTGCACCATATAATATTCTACTACTCCAATTAGCAGAATATGTCGGAGGAGTTTGATAATCATATAAATATTTATTGTTCCAATCAATTGTTGTCCTATTACGGTCATCTTGTAATGTTCGATTACTTGTATTAAGTGAGCCTGTAGTTGCATTTTGTTTAACTATTAAGCTTCCAGTTACACCTAATGATCCTGTTATTTGAGCGGATCCGGTGACTGTTAATCCTGCAGTGGCTGTTACTGAGTTTAATACGGCATTAGAGCCTGAGACTATGACTTTATTCCAATTCGGCATACTACGTCTTAATTATGTTGCGGTTAGATACATACACTTATGCCGTGTGTGCGCCTACTTCCTTGCGGCCAACAACAAGTTATTTATTATAAATATGGGTTATCTAGATTTCTTTGGTTGAGGTGCAGACTGCATGTTTGCAATTTGTTGAATCTCAGATTCTAATTTGATTTGCAATGC